TAGCGGAGGCAATCCGCAACCTCCGCTCTGAGTGCGAAATGACCGGATTCCGGTTGATTTTTCCGAGCGCTCTGCGGCGCTATATCCAACTGCCAATCGTTGATGAGGAGGCGCAATCATGAGTGGTATTACCGAGCAACCCTATTACAACCGGGGCAAGATCAAAGTCGGGGTATTCATCCGTGACCAAAAACTCTGTTTCGACAAGGGCAACGTCATTAAGTACGTGTGCCGTGCCGGATTCAAGCCGGGAGTCAGCGAAGTCAGCGATTTGAGAAAAGCGATTGATTCGTTGCTGATGCTGATTCAACATATTGAAGAAGAAGCAGCGGAGATGGAGACAGTCACGCTTTCTTCGCTAAGGGGCGTAATGCCCCTTAGTAAGGATTCTGACGATGAAAAACCGACTGCTGCCAGAGAGATACTTTATGATCACTTGCGGCAGCGCTGGGAGCGGGAGTACGCCAACAAGGAGAAGCAGTCATGAAGGCAACCAAGACCCCTAAGCCCCCTATGATCTGCCCTTGCGGTAAATCTGCGACCAATTGGCGAGGCAAGACATCGCATCTTTACATTCCCTGTTATTGCTCCGAGCAGTGCTTTCAGGAGGATGTAGAGAATATCGCTGTCCCCCGCAGAGCGCGTCGTATCGTAGCGCGAAAGGTGAGTACGCGGGAGGCGAAGCGATGACCCTGCTTACTGTTCAAAGACGATGGAAAGGGGAGCGAGAGTGAAATTTGCTTCTCTTTTCAGTGAATACAATACATTCCCTGATGGGTTGACTGGTTGGGTAGTTCGCAGGATTCCTGTAAAAGACGCGCAGGAAATATCCATGCAGTGCCACTACTTGCACCGCAAAGCACCGTGTTCCGTCGCGTTCGGATTGCTTGACCCTAATGAGGTTATACGGGGCGTTATTCTGTACGGAACGCCTGCAAGCGCCCCTTTACGGTCAGGGATTGCGGGTAATGAGGAATCCCTTAATGTTATTGAACTGACCCGGTTATGGGTGGATGATGCCGCGCCAAAAAATGGAGAATCCTTCCTTATTGGCAGGTCAATCCGGCAATGTGGCAAAGAGATTGTCGTTTCTTTTGCAGATATGTCTTTTGGTCATATCGGAACGGTGTATCAGGCATCTAATTTCCTTTACACCGGGCTGAGTGCAAAGCGCACAAGCTGGACAGTACGTGGAGCCGAAAAACACGGTCATACGTGGGCAGATAAGTTCACCGCCGTTGAGATGCGGCATATGTTCGGCGATAAGTTTTCTCTTGAGGAACGAAGCCGAAAGCATCGATACATCTACATCAACGCTAAAGGCAAGCGACATTCTGAGATTCTTTCCAATCTGAAATACCCGATTCTTCCTTATCCCAAGATTACAGACGCTATCATTGCTGACCTGTTCATTGCGGGGAAAGAGGCGAAGCGATGACCCTGCGCGATCTGGCGAAGCGACTGCGCCCCTCTAACCCCTACAACGTGCGCTATCTGGAGCGCATCATGCATCACGGTGGCGCGGGATTCGACCTGGCGCAACGCATGGGCAAGCTACTGGATTGTGACCCAATGGTTTTTCTGCACGGCGATGGAAACCGCCGGGATACGCAGGGACGGTCTGCTAACCGTCCCTGCGTAGGGGGGAAGCGATGATACTGACAGATGAAGCGGTAGAAGGTCTGAAAAAGCGCGGCGTTACGCTTGAGCAAGCGGTTGCCGAGACGAACCAGAGAACGGCGCGGAAGAAGCGCTCCAATTACGAATTTGAGCAGCAGGTTGAGTTGTTCAAATGGCTCAGGTTGTGGGAGCAAAAGGACAAGCGCCTTGTGTGGGTTCACGCCAGTTTGAATGGCGTTCGCCTGACCCCAAAGACCGCTAAGGGCGCTTATGCGGCGGGAATGAAAAAAGGTATTTGGGATATCACGATAGATCACGAAGGTCTTTTCACGTACATCGGCGCTCGGATTGAGATGAAATCCCCCGGCAAGAAACTGACGCCGGAACAGGTTGATTTTAAGGACGCCCATCCTCAGTTTTGCTACCGAGTCTGCTTCACATGGCATGAGGCGGCGCGATTCATTTGTGAATACTTCGACATCACAGACCCCGATATCCGAGGAGGCATCTAATGGCAAATTCTTATCGGGACACATTACTGAAGGTTCTGGCTGATCTTAATGGCGACGGTGGGCAACACGCTATTAACGTCGACATAGAACAAGCGGCAAAAGACGGTCTTGCCGCTTATCACAAGGCGATTGTGGAGAGAGATTCTGCCCGGCACGAACTGGAGAAACTCAAGTACGGCATAGAACAAGCGGCAAAAGACGAACTGAAGAAACTCAAGGACGAACGCGACGATTTAAAAGCGAGTGTGTTCATTCTGGAGCAAATCTGCAAATTAGAAAAGGGAGGCAAGCAATAGTGAAACTCAGGAATAACTCTGCGGCGCTGATGCTGTCGCTGTACGTGATTGGGTGCGTGTTTGTCCTGATTCTCTGGTGGGCGCTGTCGTTACGCAAGCCAGAGATTACCCTGAAGCAATCGAATCCGAAACTGTTCACTGTGTCGGAATGGGAATCCTCGTTTCGGCGCGAGATGAGGGGGGAGCAGGAATGAACGATAACACTTATAAGAAATGTTCCAATTGCGGCAATCCCGCAGTATGGCAAGGCTCTTTCCGTTTCGGGCGCGGTAAAAGCATCTTGGCACACACATATTTTAGTTGCGAGATATGTGGCAAAAACGCTCCGGGTCATCTGGAACCGTCCGATTACAAATTTTTGACCGATGTCAAATGGAAACGCTTGCCAAGTAACACTCCCTCAGAGGTGCAATCATGACCGCCTCACCGCTCATTGACGACATGACCTGGAGTTGCCTTGTGTTCGTAGATTGTCTCGTCAATTGTTTCGGGATTAGGCATTTCTTCCCGGTAGAGTTTCCTTACCGCCATTTCAAAGACGCTTGCCTTCGATATGCCCAAATGCAGGGCAAGTTTGCGCGACATTTCATCCGCTTCTTCCGACAAGCGCATCTCAAACCTGGTTCCCTTTGCCGCTGTGTTCTTTGCCATACGCGCATTATACGTAATCAATCCGTTCATGTAAAATCCCCCGTTGTTTGTACGTACACTATATGGTACAATCGTAATGATTACGTACAGTATACCATGACACGGCAAGAAGTTTTAAGTTGCACATGGTGGAAGGGGAAATAGGCGCATAAATGGCAATCGTAGCAAAAGACAATGAAATTTTAGGCGATGACCTTTTCGGTCAGACCGACCTGTACGCGCTTGCCGCAGAGATGGAAGCGGAATGGGATGCGCGTGAACCTGCGCCCAAGTGGGATGTCATGGGAACACGCTCCCGCTACAAGGCGATGGAGTCGTTCCTCTGCTGCCTGTATGAGCCATACCGCCGTGTCTGTGCCGAGGAAGGCTACATCGAAGTTCGGGCGATTGGCGGCAGAAATCCCCTTTCTTATTGGGTGAAAATGGCGGATTTTTACGCCAACACGAAACACGTTTGCAAGGCGCTCTACCAGTGGGCAGATTGCGTGAACAAAGAGGGCGCAGACATTTATGTAGGCGTTTTACCTCGCCAAAAGCAGATTGGTAAAGCGGAATCGGTTCGCTTCGCCGCATGGCTTTGGGCTGACCTCGATTTCAAGATAGGCGGCGAATCGGCGGTGCAATCTGGTATAGCGGCGGTGGGTACGCCACAGGTAATTGTGCATTCGGGCGGTGGGCTTCATGCTTACTGGCGACTCAGTAAGGGGCAAGACTTCCAGAACGGTGACAGCGAAGCGTTCCGGCGCAAACTCGGTAAGTTCCAGCAGATAGTCTTGCCGGGTGGTGATAATGTCGCCGACCTTCCTCGCGTTCTTCGTTTACCGGGATTTAAAAATATCAAGCGAAACGCGATGGTGATGCTCTGTGAATGCCCGCCGGAGTTTTTCTATAAGGAGCGTTCTCATGGCAATTGATTTAGATGACATACCGGATGATGAACCGGAGGCGCGGCGCTCAAACGGGCAAGGCGGTAGTAATGCGGCGGTCAAGCTGTTTCAGATTCACCCGGAAGGTGGCGGCGCTTATGGCGGCAGGGACAATGCGCTTGCGGCATTTGTCGGGTACTGCCGCAACAAGCGCCTTGACTTTGAAGCGGGGATGAGTTGGGCGCAGGATTGGAACAAGCGGTACTGCCGACCACCGCTTGATTTCGACGCGGTTGACGAGAAGGTTCGTAGAGCGTGGGCGACATGGGCGGATGATGGCAGGGACGATGCCACACCGGAGGAGTACGCCCCCAAAAAGAAGGCGCAAAAACCTGAACGTAAGTTGATGACGATTGACGAACTTCTTGACTTGCCGGATGCAGAAGCGATGAATTGGCTCGTCCCGAATGTGTTTGTCAAGCAAGGTATCCATTTTGTATCCGCTCCTGCGGCGGGAGCGAAGTCTTGGCTGATGCTCGACCTTGCCCGTTCTATCGCCGCAGGAAAGCCTTGGCTCGACCAGTACGAGGTTGAGCAGGGATCGGTTCTGTACGTGGATGAGGAAATGGGCGAGAACCGCACGGCGCGGCGCGTTCGCCAGTTGGGTTTCGGCAAGGGCGTTCCTTTCTACTATCTCGGCAAGCAGGGAATCCAGATAAACGATCCCGACGATTTGAAGTTCATCGTCAATTTGTGTCTTGAGCGAAACGTCTCGCTCTGCTGCCTGGACACGCTGACGGGTGTTCGCCCCGGTCTGCAAGAAAACGAATCGTCTCATGTCTCCGCACTTCGCGCCTATTTCAATGACATTACTAACACCGGAGCGACATTACTGGTCGCCCACCATGACCGCAAGGGGGGGCAGGGAGAAAGCGAAGTCGCGCATTACCGCATGGCGGGAAGTCGAGACTTTGGCGCGATGGCAGATATGGCGTATGGCATCGAAAAGCGCGGTTCGTACTTCCATCTTGAAATCACGAAGAACCGTCATCTTGCAGAGGAGGATGCCTTGCGTGTGGATTTTGCCTTAGAGGACAACGACGACAAAACCCGCGTGACGCTCAGAATCGTGGACGCTTCTGAGCGCTCTGAGATGACTCTGGATGCTTTAGGCGGGCGCATCATGGCTTGCCTGCGCCAGAACGGGAAGATGAATACATCAACTCTCTGTGACAACGTGAAAGGTTCCCCCAACGCGGTTTCTGCGGCGGCGCAACGATTGGTTGAGAAGGGCGAACTCACCGTTGAGAAGGTTGGGCGTCAGAAGTTCTTCGATGTGAACGGCGCATTTTAATTATTACTCCTAAGAGGGAAATAAATAATAATGATGGATTTGCGAGGAGGAGCGGCATGGAAGTTTTGAAGGTGCGGAAAATGGCGGAGCAGGGGAATTTGAAGGGGCTTGCCTCGGTGAAGATTGGGAGCGTGGTAGTCCATGACTTTCGCATCATTCAACAACCCTGTCAGGCGGCGTACTGCCAACCGCCACAACGCCAATGGGTGGACGCTCAGGGCAAGGTCTGTTACGGCGGTTTTATCATTGAATTGCCCGCCGATGTGAAAGAAAAGGCTTTATCGGCTGCGCTTCTCGCTTTCGAGAGCGCAGAGGAATAACAACATTATTATTTATTTTCTCTTAGAGAAAATAATGATAGACGCAGGTATCGTCCTGCACTGACAACCGCGCAGAGCGTGGAGCGGCGTAGCCGCAAAGGAATAAGACAATGGGCTTTTTTGCCAAAGCAGCGAGTTTTTCGCCGGGTGGGGATTTTGCAGTAGCAGATGATGGTATTTACGTCTGCCGCCTCAAGGAAATCGAACAGAAGCAACAGCCATCATTCGATGACCCCAACGTCATGGAGGACAAGTTCGTGTTCGTGTTTGAAGGCGCAAACGACGAAGCAACGGACGAGGATGGCAAGCCGTTCCGGTTCGTGAAGTACACCAAGACGGGGTACGGCAACGACAAAGCGGCGCTGACGCAACTTCTGGACGGAATGCTCGGAAAGCGCCTGACCAAAGAGGAGTTTTCCGAACTTGACATTGATGATCTGACCTCTCGAAAGTGGCGCGTGAACGTGCAACTGAACTCCAATACGCAGGGCAAGCAGATCAACAAAATCCTGTGGGTGAAGCCGGAGAAATCGGGCAAGAAGATGGGCGACATGGAAGGAGCGCCCCGCGCCGCCTCTACAGACCCCGCTGACGCGCCGTTCACTCGCAAGGCGGCTCCAACGCCAAAGGCGGTTATTTCAACGCCAGAGGACGATGATCCGTTTGAGTAGGCAGTCTCAGGCACAGGGCAAAAAGCCCTGTGCCAGTAATCGCAATTTTTGCAAGATAAGGATTAGAAAATGGGAAGATACCCGACGCCGGAAGAATACGCGAACCCAACAACGTTTTACAATCTGACGGGCGACCAACAGGAAAATATCGTTCGGTGGTGCTTAGACCGCTTTGCGCCCGCGAAACGCATTTGCGAAATGACCAGTTACGAACTGAAACATATTTTTGAACGCGATTCCAACGGGTTTTATGTCACCGACGGGCAGTTTGTCGGCGCAATGATGAAAGCGGGGTTTGTTCCGCTCAATGCGAAGCAATCGAAGAAACTCCTTCATTTTCCCGCCGCAAAACGTGAAGGCTATCTGTGGTTCAAAATTAAGGCGGCGAAGCCTTGCTTCGGTCGCCTACGGTCAAGTGGTTACGGCTCTTATCCTTGTTGGCACGAACCCGATATAAGAACGGGTCTTTGCGCTTATCACCGGGGGCGCGATGCGTGGGGGCTTTCGTTAAATCCAGTGCAATACGAAACGAGAGAGGAACGGATTGCCTCGCTTGAAAAGAAAGGTCGCTGATGCAAACGTGCGAGATTGTCCATTGCCCCGGCAAAACGGATATTTACGCTTTGCGCCTGTCGCATGAGGTCGATGATGTGATGACTCTGAGCGCGGGCTACACGAAAAAGCAAGCGGAGCAAACGGCGGCGAGGTTAGGGTTCACGGTGGTCGCTGAAACGCCCAGAGAATGGGTGGAGGCGCATCAGAAATTTAATCGTGAAGACGGAGCCAGCACGTATTTTGTCCTTTGCCCTGAATGTGACAAACAGTTTGAGACAAAGCGCCCCGCATCGCAGTTTTGTTCACGCGCTTGTTTACGTAGGTTCCGAAGGAGAGGCATGGTGACCAAGAAAGCGCCTGTTTTACCTGTGCGTTACTGCCAGGTTTGCCATGCCCCTTACCGGAGCAATCAGGCGCTGAAAAAGTTTTGTACCAGTGAATGCCGCAACAAGGCGAGCAGTCTCGCGCACAAAAAGAACTTTGGATTGGAGGCGATAGCGTGACGCATTTATCCCTGTTTTCAGGCATTGGCGGCATTGATATTGCCGCACACTGGGCAGGATTTGAGACTATCGCCTTTGTGGAGCGTGAACCATTTTGTCAGTTAGTTTTGGCAAAGAACTTTCCTGGAGTACCCATTCATGACGACGTTACAACCTTTGACGCTGAATCTTTTCGAGGACGAGTTACCCTCCTGTCAGGAGGATTCCCCTGTCAGGACATCTCGACGGCAGGTAAAGGCGCAGGGCTTTCCGGCGAACGTTCAGGACTATGGTTCGCCATGCTTGACGTTATTTCCAGAGTCAGACCCAGGTTTGTTCTGGCTGAGAACGTGGCTACCCTCTATAGTCGAGGCATTGACACCGTTTTGTGCGGGTTGGAAGAAGCGGGCTACACCGCAGAACCGTTCGTGGTGGCAGCTTCAGACATGGGAGCGCCACACCGACGCCAACGAGTCTTTATCGTCGCTGAAAGGATGGGAGACTCCGAGGTCGGGGAAACAAACCGATTCAGAGGGAGAGCGCAGACGGCGCTCTCCCTGCTTGGCAGCGCAGATAAATATGAACTGGATAACGCCAACAGCGGTACAGATTCAGCGAACGGACATGGAAAAACGAACGGCATACCGAGCGAGTATCGGGCGCAAGTATGTTGCAGGAACGCTGGAGGAACAGTTACAGAGTTGGAGAACACCTTGCGCCAGAGATCATCATCCCTGCATAG